CCAACCTTGTATTACTGCTAAGTCACTCGGTTCCCATCTTGGCTCGCGTATTTCTTTACTGATGCCATTAGGAATACCTAGGTGAAAATTTCTTAACACCATTTCTTTTTCTTTATTAGTATTCTTAGCAGGAATACCTGCATAATATATTCTTACACTATTCATTTAGATAAAATCTGATCTACTAATTTTTCTTTATTTGCTTTATTAATCCAATGTTTAAAATAAGGATCAAATCTTGTATGTTTTAATGCGTCAACGTTATTACATACACTGTTACACAAATTATACATTCCAATTTTTTCACCACGTGCAAAGTTTCCTAGTACGATTGCATCATACGGTCTATGCAAACTTTTTATAGCAGTTATATTATTCCAATATGCAGCATATTTGTTAGCCCATACAGTTAACTTAATATAGTCATTATTAAAGATTACTAATCCGGTCTCGTAACAATCTGCCGAATGATTGTTACTTTTCATCATTGCTACTGCTTCTTCAAATTTAAAATTAAAAAGACTTTCGTCAACAGGTTTTAATTGTTGAACATCTGCATCCAACCAAATAATACGTTCGTCTACTTTTGCATCTCTATTTTTAATTGCATGTATTTGAGCGCAACTCTTTCCCCAAAATTTTCTTACTTTAGTGTTAACATCAAACTCTTCACCAAGTTGTAAAGGCGGAACATGAAGTAATAATTTTTTATAGTTTATATCGTTAAACCATTCTACTTCGCCTTCTTCTTGATCTATATAGATAACTAATTCGCCAGGCAAGTCCCAACTATCAATACAATGTTTTCCAACACCGTACCAATATTCTCTTGACACACTTGTTACAAATTTTAATTTCATACTGTTCCTAACAAAATTCTATATGCTGTACCATTTTTTAATTCGTCATTATGAAATTGCCCATATGCTAAATGACAAGCCCATTTATATATTTTATCTTCGTCTTGTAGCGTAGGGTTTTCAATTAGACTAAGATCCTTATCACATACAGGATCAGCTGCTGTAGGCGCTGCTGTAAACGCTGGGACGCCATATAACACACTTTCTACTGCTGCAATACTTTGATAAGTCACTAGTGCATGACAGTCTTTTAGATCGTCAAAAATTGTTTTAGTTATACGCTGCTGTCTTGGCGCTTTGTCTCTTACAACAATAGGCCTATCAGTATGTTTTTTAATTAATGATATTGTTTGTTCTACCCATAGATTTCTGTCTATGTTATAAAACTTGCAGGGTTTCTCGCTAGGAGTAACAAGTAAGATATGTCGTCCTTGTTTTCTTTTTTCGATAGGATAGTTTAAGCGTTTCCATCTATCATCAGATCTGTTTATTATTTCGTTATGCTGTACATCATCTTTAACAATACGGTGCCATAACTTCCAACCATAAGGATTGCTTTTTGATTTATAGTTACCAATGTATCCGCTGTCCATATAAAAGAAAGTTCTTTTGTTATCCCAACAATCATGTATTAACTTTCTTTTACCCATACTTCTAATAACTAATGGTCCTTTACTAGGATATGGTTCGTCGTAGTCGTATATAGGAAGGTTTGCACCTTGTGCAAACATATTAACATATTCGTCTACTTTATTTTTACTTAAACATATCATTTCATCATTTCGAAAAGATTTTCTTTCCACAAGTCTGCAAACTCACAATTTCTATAATTTTCAAACCACGGTCCGCCTTCGGTATAATGTATAAGATTTGGTTTTTCGATATCATTGTATACACCAACAAGATAATTCCAAGTATGACTTAACTTTCCAACTTCTTCATCTTTTAGCCAGCTAAAGCGATGTAAGTATGCTCCATTAATTTCAGAATGGTTAACTAAGTCCTGTGTAACAACTTTATTACTAGGATGACCACAATTCCAAAGAACAACACTTGACCAATTTTTACGTGGATAGACTGTCTGTTTCTGCCCATCCATTTTATAACCTTCTTTAACTTTGTAATCATGTTGTACACACATAACAGCATACTTGTCGTCCGCTTGATCAAATAATTCTTTAATGTCTGTTGTAAGGATCATATCACAATCCATAAACACTGCCCAACCTTCAAAGTTAGTAAGTTCGGGGATAAGGAATCGTGTAAATGTAAATTCAGTTGAACCTAATTTATCTATAGGTCTTTTATACCAACCTGAATCTCTTAGTTCTTGTTGCCTTAGTGGAATAACATCTGCTTCTGGTTGATGCTTTAAAATGCTATGCTTACACACTTGATAAGCAATATCTTCTCTAGTGTCATATCCTACAAATACTTTCATTAGTCTCTTCTTTCTATATCATCTTCAGTAAGTTCGTTTCCCATCCAAACTTCGATAACTCTTGCTGTTTCTGTTCCTACATTAGTTGCTTTGTGCCATGTTTTCTTAGGAATGTCTATACTTTCACCTGCTAAGTATGTTCTAGTAGTTTTATATTCGTTAGCAAACTCTAATTCCATTCTTATAGCACCTTCAACAACATGCCAGTGTTCTGACCGTTTAAAATGCCTCTGATCACTTAATGCTCGATTAGGATAAAATGCAAGTTGTTTAACTTGCCAGCCATCGCCTTTATCAAGTATAGTATATGTACCCCATGCACGTTCTACAGTGGGTTGGCTCCACTCTTTAAGTATCCAGCTGCTACTGTTTTTCTTATCTTCGCCGCCTACGCCAAATGCAAATGTTACATCGGGATGATTATTATACATTTTATATTCTAATGTATTCTTGTTAGTTCTGTCGCCGCCGTTGGCAAATACTACTTTCCATTGGCTACCTTTAGTTGCTAATACTTGATAAATTGCAGCACAGGCGCTGTCGTCATCGTCATTAAATCCAATAACTTCATCTACACATTCTAATGCTTCAATAATAGCAGCCCGTTCTTCAAAAGGCATAAACGGACGGCCTTTTTTGCGTGTAAGCCACGAATCACTATTAACACCTACTACAAGGTGATCACCGAGTTCTTTTGCTGCTTTAAAATAGGCAATATGCCCAGAATGAAGTGGATCAAACCCACCAGTAACTAATACGACCTTCATATAGATATTTACTCTTCCTTTCTACTGTTGCGCAATAAGTGTGATTCAACTTGAGCCTTAGTCATATTAAACTTAGACTTAAATCTTTGGTTATATTCTCTTTTATTGTTTTTATAATATTCTTTTGCTTCAACTCCTGCTCTTCCATATCTATGTGTTGAGTTACGCCACCAGTCTGTTGTTATGTATGGAGTAGTCCATTCGTTCCAACCAGAAGTTAAATTATACATTCGCATATCTTCTGTTGCACCTTGTCCGTTAACATAGTGTTCATCAAACCAGCCATGTTTTAGTTGTTTAATTTCTTTTAGGTATTCTACATTCCAAATAGTTAACAACGGCTGTGCATGAAAGGGATTTATTACCCAATCTTTTACTTGAATTTGATCTGATATACTTTCTTTCATATCACTGTCAATATTGTTTATGTTTCCATATATTGCAGACCATTTGCTATTACTTCTAGATTTTATTGTTTTATGAATTCCTTTTAGATAGTTTAAATCTAATAAAATTGCACTAGTTGTAATAGTTACAATAAACTTAACATCTTCTTCAATTGCCTTATTGAATATATGCCTATATGCTCCGCTTACTTTTTTGTTTACAGGAATACGAATTGAAGTGTTACTGTAAATTAGGTTGCTATCGGATCCATTATCAAGCACATGTATTTTATTCGTAGGAATAGATTTTTCTAAAGCAGTGTATATTTTATGCACTGCTTCAGGCATGTTATAGTTTATGATGTAAATGTTAAAAGAGTCCAACATTGTTTAGTACGTCAAAAGGATCTGATCCAAATGTTGCTTCAAACTTAACAAGCATTTCTTTTTTAAGTGCTTTCTTTGCTTCTTCAAACACAAGTGGCCATTTTTCTGCAGGAATACAAACAACACCGTCCGGGTCACCAAAAATTATATCATTGTTTCTTACGGTAACTCCATTAACTACTACAGGCATATTCATTTCTTCTAGTGTGCCTTCATAACGGATATCGTCTGGCATTCTAGTATGTGCAAATAATGGTAATCCAATTTGTGTTACTCTGTCTACATCTCTAGTAGGACCGTCGACTACTACACCCACTGCACCACTGCGATATGCAAAGTGAGCATTTAGATCTCCAAAGTATGCCTTATCTTTTACATCAGTCGATACAATAATAACATCGCCTGGTGCAACAAATTGATAACTTCCTAGTGCGTCAAATATTCCTTCCCAATGAGGCAATGAAGGATCTTTTTCTTCTTCTGGTAATTCTTTTAGTTTTAAAGTTTTTGCGTATCCTAAAAATGTACCATTGTTCATAGATTTGATCTCTGAACTTAAGAAATGTTTTATTCCGTTTTCTTTACAAATATCACTTAGCAAACAACTACTAATAGTTTTACTTAACATTTTTAGTTGCTGTACTTTCTTTGCACGTTGTCCTGCACAAATATCTTTTGCAAACTCTAAATCTTCTTGATTGTTAATATCTACTAATTGTAATGGAGTAACTGGATACAAAATTGCATTATTTGTATAACGTTTTTCTACGGGCTTTTTATCAGTTTTTACCGCATAAAAACTCATAGCTTCAATTGTATGCACAGGCAAATCTATACTGTTTGGAATTCTATCACCATATTCTGGATATCCGTCTTTCCACAAATATAATTTTTGCTCAGAAACTGCAACAAGACTTGTTGCTTCACTTTCTTTTAATTTTCTTAAAGCAGGATCAATTACATTTTTATCTATAAAAGGTGCTGTACATAACACTTGTACAACAATATCTGCTTCTGTAACTTTTGATTCGTTTGCAAACATTCCATGTCCGTCTGTTGCATTAGTTGCTAATTCAGGATCTCTGTAATGATGCTGTATAGGCAAATCGCTCGCAAGATTGTGTATTTCTTCGCTTTCGCTATCTAGCCAAACTTCGTCAATTTCTTCACACTCTAATAGTTGACGTAGTTTACGTTTGAACAAATACTCGCCGTCGAGTATTTGTAAATTTTTATTTTGTATTCTTTCGCTGCTACCTTTAGCAGGAACAAATGCAACAGTTTTCATACTGCCTCCTCTACTGTTGTGTCACGTCGGCCACGATGATAATTCTTTTTGTTGGCTTTAGTGACCCAATGTCTCAAGTATTCTTTTAGCTCTGTATGCATAAACGGCACTATGCTATCTACTGCTGTTGCTAAATGTTTTACTTTAGAACCTTGATCTTGTGCTAGATGCACTGCTTGCCACCAAACTCCTGTTTCTAACCTTCTACTTGCTTTTAAGATTTCTAAAGAGTTATGGCAGTTTACGTAATGTTTAATTACTGTTTGAACATTACGATCCTTCATGTTTAGCATAAAGAAGCCAGTTTCGGCTTCCTTGCCTTTAACTTTTCCTCCCGCAGGAATATCAACAGACAGCGTATCTTCAGGCAATAGATTTTCAAAAAAATCTAAAGGTATTTTTTTATTTGTAATTACATCACTATCTAACCATATAAACACATCAGCATCACACTCTTGCATAGCATTAGCAATTACATGTCCTTTAAGCCAAAAAGGCTTATACTTTGTAAACATATCTTTAGTGTTTGGATCGTTTGGTACGTAAGGATATATTAAATCTAAAAATTTATTTAAACCTGGTCTAACTTTTTCAAAGTCTTTTATAATTAATCTGTCATCTTTAATATCTGGTTCAAAGCCTTCGGCCCATAATTCCATAGTAATATTTTCAGGCCAGTATTCTAAAAAACTAGCAATACAATCTCTACCAATTTGGTTATAATAGGGTTCGTGCTGAGTTGTTATTACTCGATATGTTCTCATGGGGATCCTTATTCAATTAACTACGTATATTTAGTTTATAAATAACTACGTACTTAACATTACGGAGTGTGCAATGAAGAAACGTGCTTTAATTACAGGTATTACCGGACAAGATGGTGCATACCTAGCAAAGTTGCTATTAGACAAAGATTATGAAGTTTATGGGTTTGCAAGTAGACGTGTAAACCAAGATTATTCAAATACAGACTACTTAGGCATTACTAGTAGAATTAAATTTGTACACGGCGATATAACAGACATAAGCAGTGTCAATCATGCAATTAAAGTTTCTAGACCGCACGAAGTTTATAATTTAGCAGCAATGAGTTTTGTAGGACTTAGTTGGCAAGAGCCTATTCATACAGCAAATGTTGATGGGTTAGGTCCACTTTATATGTTAGAAGCTATTAGACATCACTCTCCAGATACAAAATTATATCAGGCTAGTACTAGTGAAATGTTTGGAAACAGTTATGAAGAGAATTACACACAAAACGAACTTACTGCATTCCGTCCAAGATCACCTTACGGTTTTGCAAAAGTATTTGCACACAATGCTATTATAAACTATAGAGAAAGTTATAGTATGTTTGCATGTAGCGGCATATTGTTTAATCACGAATCTCCCATTCGAGGAAAAGAATTTGTAACTCGTAAAGTTACTGATGGCGTTGCTAGAATTAAAGCGGGCTTACAAGATACTATTGAATTAGGAAATTTAGATCCACGTCGTGATTGGGGATTTGCTGGTGATTATGTACAAGCAATGTGGATGATGATGCAAGAAGAAGAACCAGACGATTATGTAATTTCAACAGGCGAAACTTGGAGTATTGAAGATCTATGTCAAGCAGCATTTAGTGCTGCTGGAATTAATAATTGGAAAGAACATGTTGTTCAAAATCCTGCATTTATGCGTCCTGCAGAATTATATCATTTAAAAGGCGACAGCACAAAGGCTAAAGAAAAACTAGGCTGGGAGCCTAGTGTAAAATTTGATCAACTAATTGAAATGATGGTTGTTGCTGATATTAAAAGATATTCTTAAACTTTTTGATAAACTCTATCTTGCTGTTTAGTATATACTAAGTTATAGCCTATACTAGACATAAAGTTATGATATGTAGGATCATCATAATAATGACCGTTATTATCTTCAATACAAATATGGTTGATATTATATTCGTTTAAATCTATTGTTTTTAATATTTCTAACTCAGATCCTTCTGTGTCTATTTGAAGGTAATCTATGTGTTTAGGGATAGGTAAAGAACTAAATTTATAACTAACAACTTTAATAATACGCTTTGCCTCTTCAGGTGATTTATGGGTTTGTTTGATTCCTGTTTGTCCAGGAATACCAACATCAATCATTTCTACCATTCCGTCAGAAGACCAAACAGCACCTTCAATTAATTTTGCTCGCCTATTATTCTTTTTAATTTTTTGAATATTTTCAGGCATAGGTTCGACTAATAATCCGTCCCAACCTGAGTTTTCTAATACTAATGTAGTGTTTTGTGTTTTACCATTAAACACACCTATCTCTATAAAGAAACCATATTTTAAATGTTTACCTATGTTATTATAGTACCATTCAGTTGCCATCATAGCGATGCATCTTCCATACCTGCAACACGTAGTTTAACTACGTTAGTAATTTGCCACTGTTTTTGATCAAGTGCTTTAAGAACTCCAAGCCACTTATTTCGCATAAGAGCAAATTCATTGATAATCTTTTCATAGTCAACAACGTCTGCCTCGCCGTCAACGTATTTTTCAACGTCACGGCTAGACAGAGCTCGTTGATAGTTTTCAAGATATTTTTTGAAATATGAGCTACGAAGTCTACGTAGCTCTATGTTTAGATAGTTTAGGATTGCTTCAATCTCTTGTAATTGATTAAATCGGTGTTCAACAATGCCAGGCATTGCTGCCGCTGCCTTTTCAACATTGCCTGCAAGTTTAACTTCCTTTTTTGCTTCTATAAGTTCAAACTCATAGTGTGCTACTGCATCAGGAATTTTACTTACATCACGAGAAACCTCGCTATACCAACCCATATGTTAATCCCAATCTAATTCTTCTTCTAACACATCATCTCCGTCAAGATCTAAGTAGTAGTTGATTGCATTATCTAATGCTGAATCATGACCTAAGGCAGCAATAAATCGGTCATCTTCTGTACCAAAATCTGCCATTAAATCTACAAAACGTTCAGCTGCTATCTCAACATGTTTTTTGTCAAGATACTCTTTGAACATTGTCCAGATATCAACGATCTGTGTTTCATCCATAAAATTACTCCTCGATTGGTTGCAATTCGTCAGCTTCATCTAAGTTGACTTCTTCATCAGAGGTATTTACCACAGAAGCTTCTTTAATGAGATAATCTGACATAACCTTATCGAGCAGTTCGCCTGTCCAGTTTTTACGGTATTCAAGTAGTTCTTCATTTTCACTTGTAACATACTTTAACCGGTTACCAGACTTTTCAATAACACCTTTTGCTTCAAACAATTCTACAAGTCCACTATATGGATTCATACCTGTTTCGTATGGAATCTTAACTTGTACACCTTCAAATGGTTTTGCATAACGTGTCTTCATAACCTTACAGCCTGCACGAATACCTCGTACTTCACTGATCTTGTTACCATCTTCATCTTCTTTTAGTTTCAATTTCTTCATTGCAACTACAATAGATGACGCATAGATAAATCCTTGTCCACCTGAAATCTTATCATCTGGATCAAACATATCTTGTGATGCGTATGTATGGTTAGTACATACTAAGCCAACATTGTGTGAGCCAATCATGTTTACAGTGTTACGAACAAGTGAAGTCAATGCCTTAGGCTTACGACCCATATCACCTTTCATATCACCCTTGTTAAACTGATCAACATCAGTAGGTGTTAGCAACATACCTAAACTATCGATAACAAAAAGAACCTTTGGACGGTCTTCTTCTGGCATTGCTTTATAGTCGTTCATAAACACACTAATAGTTTTAGCAACGTCATCAATCATTGACATATTAAGTTTAAGTAGTTTTTCTTCGCTTGTGTCTACGTCTAATGCATGTAGCCAAGCCTCATCAAGTGCATTTTCTGAGTCAATAAGAACTACAAAAATGCCTTGTTCTTGTGCGTATTTTACAATGTTACCTGCACAGATATAACTTTTACCTGCACCAGATTCACCTGCAAATACTGTTACCTTACCCATTGGAACACCTCTATGGAAGTCTCCTGAAATAAGATAGTTGAGTGCATAGTTACCTGTACTAACCCAATCAGTTGGATCGTTAAATCCTGCACTCATACCTGTAATGGATTTTGTTAATGCTGTCCTAAACTTTGTAGGATCAAACGCCTTAGTTGCCATAATGCCTCCTATCTAAAAAGCGTATGGGGACTGCTATACAGCCCCCATATAGTTTCTTATTGTCCTTGACGTGCTCTAATCATTGCTAGAATGTCTTGAGCATTGCCACCTTCTGCAGGAGCTGCTTCAGCCTCTGGTGCTGGAGTTGCTACTGGTGCTGCCTCTGCTACTGGAGCAGGTGCTGCCGCTGGTGCTGGTGTAGGTGCTGCCGCTGGTGCAGGAGTAGTAGCCGCTGGTGCTACTGGATCGCCTGTACGTGCCGCCATACCTGCTGGACGGAAGTAGTTACCCCAACGGTCCATGTCAAATGCTTCACCGTCTACTGACGCTTCAAACATTTCTTGCATTACTTTGAGTTCTACTTCACCTGGCTTTTTAGGTAGGAAGTCACTTAGATTAAACAAGCCGTGTGTGTTAACTGCCTGCATTTCAGCATCGTTAAGTGGACGATCTCTACGAGCCCAGTTTGATGTTGAGTAATCTGCATACCCGCCTTTAGATGTTTTGTTAAGACGGAAGTCTACACCTGCTGTGTAATCTGTTGGCAACTCTTCCATATCAGGATCCATTAGAGCCTGTTTAATAATTTGGAAGATTTGTGGACCAATAATAAAGCGTCTGATTGGATTCTCAGGTGCTTCATCGTCCGCTAGTGGATTATCCACAACAAAGCCTTGGAAGATATATGAACGCTTCTTCCAGTACTTACGACCCATATCTTCTAGTGATGGATCTTTGAACCAGCCACGTACTTCATTAAGAATGTTACATGTCTCGCCATACATTTCCATACATGGAATTTGTACTTGTACCGGACGTGAATCAGTTTGACCTTTGACGCCTGCAAATGGTAGTTTAATTACCAAACGCTCTTGCCAAAAGAAAGTGTTATCAGCGTTGCCATCAGGAAGGAAACGTAGCGTTGCGCTATCGCCTTCTTTAATATTCCAAAATGGGTAAATGCTGTTATCACCACCGCCTGAACTGCGGTTACCGGATGCGTTGTTTTCTTGCTCTTTGAGCTTTGCTCGGATTTCTGCTAATGATGCCATAGTTGTGCCTCCTATTGTTATGCCTATGTGCTTTGTGCCTATTTGTTTGCAGCACAGTTCTTATTATATGCTATACTACAAACAATGTCAAGTCTTTTCTTAAAAAAACTTGCAAAAAATCAATGGATTATCCATCCAATTTTATTTATCTAAGTCCTGCTAGTTCTCTCATTCTTTCGAATTCTGGGTTTACTTCAGGTTCTCTGTACTGCTCAGTTACTTCGTATACACGCATAATAAACTGTTTAGCAGGTTCAATAAATTTTTCACCGTAGTCTTTCTCTACCATAGTAAGTACTGCTGTTTCGCCTTTTGGAAACTCGCCTGTTTCTCTGTCGTAGTAACTTAGTATAAATTCGCCTAATGGTGTCTTTTGTTCTTCTTTATCAGCCTTTTCAATGCCGC